TGCAATATCAGAGGAACTTGAACTGATCGTAGGATTATAGAGTAATCCAACTACCGAAAAATCATTTCTAAATGGGAAATCATTAGCACCAAATTTTGCGTTTAACGCAAGTCTATATGCCCCTAACTCTAATGCAATATCCTTGGCAATACCTTCTTTTGGAGAAAATATTGCTTGGAGTTGAGCATTATTTCCTGAATTGTTACCAGCAACAGGAACTAATTCACCAAAAGTATAAGATTGTCCCGGATTAATAACCCTAACAGAATTAATTTCACCCACACTACCAACAGAAGTTACTTGAACTTGAGCATTTTGACCATCTCCTTTAACCTCAAAAAGATCATCAATATCATAGTTTGAACCTTTTGCTTCAATTTCTACATTATAAACTGCTCCTCCAAAATTTGCAGAGGGATCGATTGCATTATTAGGATCAACAGTTTGAGGTATTGGTACATAATCATCAGTTTTAAATTTTTCAAAATCAGATGCATTTATACTATACATGTATTTCCACACATAACCATCATCCTCTTTAAATGGAGCACTTGATATTGATGTTGGTTCTTTAGTAGAAATTCCTCGATTATTGTTATCCAAACATTTATATACTTTAAACTCAGAAGTAACAACGTAAAAATCAGTTTCGTATAGTTTAATTTCAGAATTTATTCCTCTAACAAGTTCATTTGTAGCATATTCTGAACCATAATCATGCCTATAAACGTCATACTGCCTCCCACTTACCCAGGTGTTATTGCGAATAACACCTCGAATGCTAGAAGATTCTATCTTTTTCAATCCAAGCATTTGATCGTATATATTAAATGCTTGTTCTTGATTATCAATAGGGTCTGGAGTAGCACCAGTCCAAGTATCAGATCTAGCAAAGAATAAGTATAGATCAATTGGAAACTGAGTTGCTAAACTTTCTCCAAGCTGCACCCTACTTCTAAAATTTTCCGCCAAAAGTACGCGGAACGTATCTGTTAATAATGCTCTTGACTGTGACATTGTGAAGCAGTTTTTTACTATTTATAGTGTTATGTGGTATAATAAAAAGAATCACCAACTGTTAATGATTGATACTCTGCAATTAAATCATCATCATCAATATCAAAAGTATTAGTAAGGGGTCCCAATGATTCTACAAAATCAAACCTTACAGTGCCATCTTGAATATTTTGACCCGTTCCAGATGGACCATTACCCTCTTCACTGGAAACTCCATCCTCACCGGTAGAACCAGTACGTCCATTTACCACTTTGTATATATTAGTTTCAGTACGGACTAATTGATTTCTAGAGTATCTTCTATTATTTTCATACTTAAAAGTAGTTCCAATGGTAATAATTTTAATTTTATGAGTTGTAAGAGGTGGATTTGAAGTATCATCTAATTTTAGATATAATTTACCTCCAACATTATCATTATCTGGTTCCCATTTAATTACATCTGCCCCGAATTCATCATACGTTGATGGACCATAAGTAATTCTTGCAATTTTTGCAACCACATCACCATATGTATAATTATCAAATATAGTAGGAGCACCATCTAAAAGATGAATAATATTATTAAACGGTAAATCGTATCCAATAATAACACCTTGAAGTGTGTCATTGTCAGTTGAAGTTGCTCCAAACGATGCAGTCGTGTAGGTTGAATTTACATATCTTTCAGGGAAATTGGCAGAGGAAGCAAGTTTAAACGTAAATTCTCTATTTCCTGGGTCTGGAACTGCTGGAATAAAATCTTCAATTGGTTCAATTTCAACGTTATACGCAGAAGTAGATGCAACTTTTCCCGTCAATGGGAACCCTGTTAAACCTCCGGTTGCAATTGTGGAAGATATTAATCTTCTAGCTCGCAAACTTTCTCGTACAGGTTGAAGTTGTATGAGATCTGTAAATTGATATCCGGGTGGTTCCGTAAGAGCTGATTTATCAGTTGCAGCTAAAGTATTTGAACTTATAACATTAGTAACAATTCTTGGTCGTACTTCATTATCTTGAATGATAATATCACCAGATTCTACAGGTGGATCAATATCAATATTAATATAGTCTGAATCTGCTCCAACATAAATAAATCCTGAAAATTCTGCTCCATTTCTAGGAGGTGAAGAGAATTCAATTAAACTACCAAATAATTTATAAGATGCTAAGGAATCTGGATATGCAGGAGTTCTACCTGGAGAAGATACGGATGGTATTTGATAAACTCCATCAATGAATAATATCAAGTTTGCAGATATATTTGCATCTGGTTTTCCTTTAGCACTGAAACTGAAAATTTCACCTAAATTATCGCGAAGTTCAAACACTCTGCGTGAACCATTAAATTGATTAGATATATCATTAATCGATATGGTCTGCCCGAGATAAAACACATTGCAAGGACTTCCAAATTTTGGTGCTTCTGTAAAGTTTACTAAGGTTTTAATATTAGGTGCAGTGCCAGTTTGAGATAATGTATAAGATTTGCTAGGACCTAGTTCTTGTTGAACACCATTTAAAATAACAAATATATCAGAATCAATCGCAATATCTACTGATTGGAATTGTTCTGTTAATTCAAATACAGTTTTATTTCCATCAAATCCTCTTCTAAATGACTTACATGTAACTTGATATGGAATAACTTTTCTAATAGGTGTAGTCTTTATATAAAAATCATTCACATCAGTCAATAATTGACCTCTGTCTACCGTTAAATCATCTGAAGATATATTAGTAATTTGCACAACTTCAGATTCATTTATTAAAATATAATCACCATTAGCAAACGAAGCACCATCTCCAGTAGGAACCTCAATAATACTACTAGGTGGTCCATCAATTACCAAATTAGGTAAATTAGCAGAATCATAACCAGTTCCACCACTTAAAGCGATTTGAGTAATTACCCCGCCCGCAATAGTTGGAGTAGCAGTTGCTCCGCTACCAGAACCTCCAATAATTTTAATTTCTGGTAATGGTGAAGCAGCATATAAGACACCTCCATTAACAATATTTGCGTTACCAGTTAAACCACCGCCCGAAACATTACTTGCTTGAACATTTGCAATAGCAGTATCTAATCTAAGACCAAAAGCATTATCAATACTACTATTAACATTAGTTGATTGAATACTTCCAGTACCACTCAATATAATGTCATTATCTACGAAAGCTTCATCTCTATTAGCAACTGTTGTCTCTAAGTTTGATATTTCAAGAGTATTATGTTTGAAATTAATTAAAGTATTAGCTGGGATATTAATCGATAAAGTGCTTCCCGATACATTTTCAAAAGTTATAGTATTTGTGCTGCGATTAATTGAAGTAATTTCAATTTCATCATCATCTGAACTGGTTAATCCTAAAGAAGAGTTAAACTCAAATCTATCACCAACAAATATATTTTTAATTGTGTTGAGGATTAAAGTTCCGGTATTACCATCAAGAAAATTTGAGTTTACGAATGCATTTTGAGTTTCAACCTTAGTTACAACAGTCTTTTTATTCGTAATCAACGCAAAAGATTCATCATTGTTTTTACTAATTACATCTCCAATAATAAAATTATCTAAATTTTCTCTAACATGAATTATATTTTGACTAATATCATCAAATTGATAATTTCTAGGATCACTTGTCAATGTTCCAGAAGGATCACTTCTTTGGTATAATAAACCTACAAATTGTCTTCCTACAAAAACATCATCAGTATTAATATTAGGATCATTCTCTTCAACTAGAATTCTCTCAGGAGGTTCAGTGAAATTTATCTTTCTTTGACCACTAAAGTTAACAGTGTAAACTATATTTGGAGTTTGCACTACTCCGGCAATATCTACAATATACTCTTTTGCATTCATTACCATTCCTACCGGAATATCAACTTGACCATCTTCAATTTTATAAGAATATTTTTCTGCAGTTATATCATCTTCTTGTGTAGGTAACGATACTCCTTTAGAATCTATAATTACAATTAATGAATCATAATTAAAACTTACAGTAAAAATGATGTTTTTATTAACATCAATATCATAAATGCTGCCAGTTCCACTAGTCATCAAAACGCCATCTACGAAAACAAAATAACTATCCTTACTAGTCGCAACCGTAGGAGTATTTGATAGAGTGACAGGAGTATTAGCGGTAACAGACCCTGAAGAAAATTCATTTTTTAATAAATCAGAAACATATCTTACAGATAGTTCAGTACCAATTGGTAGAACATCTGATCCAAAATCAATTTGACCACTATTAGTATTTGATATTGTAAATGCAGAATTACTCTGGCAAATACCATCAACAAATACAAAATAATTATCCTCATCAATAGTATTAAAGATTGCGGATGGCCAAGGATTACCATCCAAATCTCTTATTGCAAAAGTTGATCCTGCCGCAGATATAGTTTCTGAATATTCAAGTATGGTTAAATCATCATTTAATTTTCTGTAAACTAATAGTTCTCCCTCAGGTAATAGTTCTTCGTCTAATTGACTTGAAATGAATCTAATGTTTTTATCAGATTCCGTTACAAACCAAGACGTACCATATGTTTGTATTACATTGTCAAGAATAACAATCATTTGATCTACATCATAATCTTCAATATAATTAGGTTCACCGGTCTCAAAATTTGTAGGATCTAATGGATTTACTACTTTAAGAACAAACGAAGTATTTACACCATTAAATTCTTCTGAAAAATCTTCAAAAACTGCAACAACTGCTTGTTCTGTTTCTTTAATGTCTGTAAGTCTTCTATTTAAAACGTCAACTTCCTCTATTCCTACATTTCTAGTTGAAAGATAATTATACTTTCTTCTAAATGAAACTTCTTTAGCAATAGTAGTAGAAATAACTGAAATACTACTGGTCTTGGTGTCAACATCAACTTTGTTATCAATTGTTGCTCTGGCAAATAAATTATATCCAGTAGGATGAACTGTTTGTTTATAGTTTTCTTTCCACTCACTTAATGGAGTCTCTACACCAATTTCGTAAGCAAACCTTTGATATTTAAAACTATCTTGAATTTTTTCAAAGTTTGATCCTAAGAAAGAATTTTTAGTCAAGAATTTCTTTGGTTTAGTAACTTTTACTCCAAGTTTACCAGTAGAGACAGAACCATCAACACTTTGAATAACACCAAAAGAGTTGCTGGTCTCTCCGGAAATAGTATCTCCGATTTTAAACTGGTAATTAAATTTTTCAACCCGTAATGTTGCATTTGAAGGTTGCCATCCTAAATTAGTTGCTACAAACCCAAATTTTTCTATTCCATCTTCTACGTTAAATATAATTTTTTCTGCAGGAAGAAATGTAGATTCAACTACAATTGCAGTAGCAGTAGCAACTCTAGATTCTGATATAAATTCATATCGTAAAATATTTTCAGTTACCGATCCAAGATCCCCAGAAAGTCTTGGATCAACATCAGTGGTAGATGCAGCAGTTTCTCGACAAGTAATGCTAGTTGTTTGTAAATTTGCAAAGAATACGTCACTTTCAGCAAATTTTTCTTGATCAGTATTATCTAAATAATAACCTCTAATTTTAAATTTATCATTTTGAAGAATATACTGATTAAATGGGAATTTAAATTTTAAATTTCCAGATCCATCAATTTCAATAAAATAATACTTTTCAATATTAATATCTGGTGCAGAGGTATATTTTTGACCACTAAATTCGATATTTAAATCTAAAATATTTCTAGATCCAGTTTTTGCAAATTCTGCATTAATTATGGCATGTGAAGGATCTCCATCTGCTAAACCGCCACCAGTTACAACAACCCTCGGCGTAAATAGATAATTGCTTCCCCCAGAAGTAAGACTTATAGAAGACACTGTAAATATACTACCTACTGTTAAAATTTGAGGAAATTGAACAATTGGTTTTTGTCTAAAATCTGAATTAAATCCATATCCAGAAAAATTATTATTAATATTAGTAATAAGACCAATACTATTAGTTTTTGGACTTAAAATTGCACCAACTCCTTCATCTGAAATTATATTTGAAATTCCAGGAGGGGTAATATAAGAAAAACCTCCAGAAGTTAAGGTAACAAAATTAATTGGACCTTTTGCATTCTTTGAAGTTGTAGTATAACTTATGGTATTTGAATTATAATTTGATATAAAATTAGTTTGAGGGTCATCTTCTGTATAAATTACAAAATCAGTGGCAGATGACTTAAGAACTTTATACTCTCCATTTATAGGTTCACTAATAGTTTTTACTAATATATTTTTAGTAATTTGTGAACTTTGAGTAGTTGTATCTATGAGAACCAAGAAATATTCTGTTAAATCCGATGCTTTAGGTTCAATAATAAATTTCGACAATGCATTTTGAGCAGTATATTCTTCCTTTACATCTATATCAAAATATTTTTTACCTGGAATTTTATTATTATTTTCTGTAGAGATACCATAAAAATCGAATCTTATATCTGGAGTAACAAACGTATATGAATATCCTTCATAAAGTTCTAACTCACTTACACTAACACCATCTATAAGAATAGCACCATTTGATACTGTAATTTCTTTTTCTTCCTGACTATTCAAAGATGCACTAATGGTAATATCATCGCCAGGAATTAGCAAATTATCATTTGCACCAATGGTAGTTAAAATTCTACCTTCTTCATATTTTTTCACAACTGCAGAAGTAAAGTTCTGCTTTATTACCCTAGTTCCAAAAGAATGTGGTGCTGCTGTGCTACCGAACAGAGTTCTTTCTGCTACAATAGTATGGAGATACCTCGATCCCCTAATATCAACATCTAAGAAATTAGCTGCTGAATAAGTAGAACTATCTCCGATTTGTATATTGGGATTATCGAATATATTAGTATTATTACTATCAAATGTTAATCCTGTAACAGAACCATTTGCAATAGTGACGGTTCCTACATTATTACCACCAGTTACCTGCAACTCTCCATCAAAATACAAGAAATATGTTCCTGCAGGAATACTACTTCCTCCATCAACAATATCAATTCCTTGAATATTAGGTAACCTATCAATTTTTATATCAACTATTTTAAAAAGTTCACTATCAATTTTAACAACATCACCAGTAACAAATTGAATAGAACTGAATAGTGTAATTTCATTTAAAATTTTTACAGAAGTTCCAGAAGTATAAGATTGTTTTCTTGTACCATTAACACCTCTAATAACAAATAATTCAGTTCCAGTTTTTCTAATAACTTTTAAATATTCTTCACCAATTTTTATAAAATCTCCTTCATCAATATTAGTAACACTGTTTACGTCTATTAATGAATCCGTGGCAGTGATAGAACTAGACAACACAGTTGTAAATAAGTTGCTATTAAGAGTTGCGGATAATTTTTCCTCTTCAAAAGCATCTGTTAAATTTTGATCATCAAAAATTTGAGCACCTTCAGGAATTGCAGAACCGGCAGTTTTAGTAATATAAATTTGTTTTTTGTCTAGGTCTACATTAAATACATTTCCTATAAACCCATCAACGGTTTTAAAGATTGTACTTTCAGTTATAGTAGCAGTTTCCTGATCATATTCTATATAATCGTAAGTTTGTTTTGAGGTATTTGAAATACTCCTTCCATTCAATACGCTGACAATTGCAGTTGCACCAAATCCATTAGTTTGAGAATTATCAAATACCAACTTATCTCCAAATTTATACAAATCTCCACCAGAATCAACTGAAATTGAAGATAATTTTGAATCAGTTGATTCTGGAATTGAACTAACAGTAAATAATCCGGGATCTATTGGTCTAACTGATATTGTATCCCTTAAACTTACAAATTTAGTTAAATTTTCTTCTAAAAGGATGCGAGTTTCTTTGGCATTGAATTCATTAAAAGTAGATCCTTTATATTGACTACCTACAAAGTATGGAAATCCTGCTTTGTTTTTATCCGGACCATCTGGTTCAATAGTTGCGAAGTATGCATAAACACCATCAGGAAATTCTGGAGTTACGCAGAATCTACCATTTTCTCTATCTAAATTTGATGGGTCTGGTATCCATTCCCAGTCTTCGGCAAAATATCCTTTTTCAAATTCATTAAGACCTATTCCACCTACTTGTTCTCTAATGTCGTCAAAAACAAGTTTTTTACGATATCCACTAGTCATTCTAACAATGTCAGATCCAGAATCTAACGCTTCTCGGAATCCAAAGGGTCCATAAATGGGTGCTCCATCAAATGCCCAACCAATAATCGGAGAATGTGGTTTTCCGTTTCCATCACCAATAAAATCTACATCCAAATATTGTCCCGATACTTTATCATAATGTTTTAGATGCAATGGAGTTCCTAAAGTATTATAGGTATAAATTTGATTATCGCTGTCAATTAATTCATAAAAAGATCCATCCTCACCCTTAATGGTTTGGAAATAATTATTAACTGGCGTCCAAATTTGTGCAGTAAGGTTTATGACATCTCCTGCGCCAGATTCTTCAACCACTACCCTGGTTGAATTAAAATTGTAATTAATTCCTGAATTAACTATGACAAATTCAATTACCTTCTTATTACTATCAATTTTGGAAATAACTTTTGCTCCAATACCAGCGCCGGAATCATCTATAATATTAACTCTTGGAGGTGAATTATAATCTTTTCCAGGGTTAATTAAAGTAATATTTGTTAACTTTCCATTAGAAACAGTTGGCAGAGCAGTGCAACCAGAACCTTTCTGTAGTTGATATACTGGATTTTGGGTATATTTTTTACCTTTAATCGGATTACCATTGTCATCGAGTTTATAATCAACCTTATAAATGCTACCTTCAACTACTGCTGAGATGACTGCATCAGTACCTACAGTAGATGATATTACAATTGTTGGGGGAGCGGTATATCCCGTTCCAGGGTCAATAATTTTAACTCTAGTAATTTCCCCATTAACAACTATACAAGAAAGAACTGCTTCCCTAAATGTAACATTTGGATCATTGTCAACAGATTTTTCTACAATAATTGATGTATTACTTGGATATAAAGTTCCACCAGATTCTATATTTACTTCGGTAATACTACCACTAACTTTTAATTCTAATTCTGCTGTTTGCCTTCCATCCTCTGTTGTAGTTGGATTACTAACTTTTATTATTGGCGGAGAATTTATATTGAATTCAGATCCTCCATTTTGGATGTCAATCGCAGATAATTCCCCACGAGTTATTGTATTATTGTTCTTCCAATTTAACAACGGAGTTCCATCAATCAAAAGACCTACTGGGAATTGACGAATAGTATCTTCTCTGTTTTCAAGGATTCTTTGATTAAAATTCCTTGGAATTCTGACAAAACGATCAGTCATCAATATGTTTTTATGACCAAGATCAATATCAGGGACTGTTGGAGATCCTTCTCCAGGATATTTTGCAAATGGTAGTTTTGAGACAGTTAAAAATACAGAATCATCCGAATAATATAAATTTGTTACTGATGCAAGAAAATGAGAATTTCTTCTTGCAGGTAAAATGTCATTATATACCCAAGAAGTTAAAATTGGATCTTCTAATAAAGTAAATTCGGTAACAGTTCCAATATCTCCAGGAATATATCCAATATTTTTTGTAGAAGTTACTTCTACAATACCAGTATATACGGCAAAATAAAACTCTGGGGCATCTTTTATTGTACAAAGTGTTTCTACATCATAAACAGTTTGACCAATTGATTTGCTTATATTTCCACCAAAAAAAGTAGAGATACTATTAATAGAATCATCACAAATAAAATAATTTGATTGTTTTGACGTATATTTAATATAAAGATCTCTATATCTTAAAGATCCTGATTCTGGAAAACCCTCAGTACTTTCAACGTAAAGATATTTCTTTTCTAAATTGGGTTCTGTTATAATTTTTGTAAACTTTGTAGGTAATAACTTATTTGAATTTGAAATTTCATACTCAAGTGCCAGTGTTTTATTGGAATATAAACTTTCAAAAGATAAGACTGTAAAAGTCTCTTCCTTTTGAACAAACTCTTTTAAAATTATATCTGAAACAGAATATGAATCTAAATTTTCTAATCTAACAACTACTTTATCTTCATAAACTGCATCTGAAGGAGTAAAGATAGAATCTCTATAATTACGAATTTCTGAGTTTTGTTGAAATAAAAATTTAAAGTAAAACTCAATGCCTTTTGGAGTTCCTTTACTTAAATAAAAATCTTTAATCTTTTTTAAAAGATTATTGATATTTAATCCTTTTTCTAAATTCTTCTCTAAAATTCCTTTTGGAAAATCTGACAGATATTGCTCTCTAAGTTGCTCTAAGAAATAAAGCAAATATACATATGATTGATTCTCTACAGTTGCTCCAGTATCATGAGCGGACGGTGTAGTTTTAATGTTTGATTTAAACCCTTCCTCAATGGTTAGTGTATTATATGTGTAACCTCTAATACAATCAGTAAATTTTGTAACTTTATTTCCATTTAATACATCAGGCTCAAGTAATCTATAAAAAATTACCTCATCATTAATTTTAAGAAGTCCATTAGTTAATGGATAGTTAACATGTCCATTAACTACAATTTCAGTATCGTCAAGATCTACAGATTCTGTCAATATTGCAGAATAATCTATCCCTGTATAGGTCTCAATATCAATTAAATCCTGAATACCATTTAATAAATCTAAAGAATTACCATTAGTTTCTAAAAACCTATAATAATCTTTTAAGAAATTTACAAAATTTGGATATTCTTGAGAAAAGTACTTTGGTACTTGACTAGAAATAGAATTTGATACTCTTAAATCGTTAAACATCTTTAACTTGATACTGGAATTTGTCCTACACCCGTTGATCTAGATGATGATGATAATTCATCTAAAATTACGTTTACATTTACATTAGAAGAATCAAATAATAAGTATAAATCTCTCAAACCTAAAATATCATTTGATGCTGGAGTGACTGATAAAGAAATATAATCAGCATCCCCAACCACACTATTAATGTTGATGTTATTGATATTTATTTCACCTTTTTCATAGTCAATATTTCCTATTGAAGTGCTGAAATATTTTTTCACATTTCCTTCACTTCTAAAAACAGCAATAGTACCATCATCATCATATTTTTCAAAAAAGTAAACATATGTACTTGGTTCACCAGTTATTTTAAACCCATTAGATATTAAAGTAGTATTTGGTGAAATCCTATTACCATAACAAATTTCATAAGAAGCAAAAATATTTGATAAAGTCTCTAATCTCTTTTCCATTCTGACCCTTGTAATATTTGAAGTTATACCAGGATCAACTTCATCAATAAATGATACTAGTTTACTGTATTTAAATTTACTATTAAACTTATTAAGTTCTTGAGTATTACCAAATTGTAATATAGAATTTCTAACAGCAGTTGCAATTTGTTGAGGTGTTTTTTTAGTTAATTTGGAATTATAATAAACGTAACTATCAATATCAATATACAAGAAAGAAGGATCAACAATTTCTGGTACAACCGTTAAAATAGTAAACTGCCTTAAATCTTTAATAAGATTTAATTTAGCGGTGGTTGTTAATTTACTGGCTCCGAATGGTTTTGCTGCTACAAATACCTTGCCATATTGTGGAGGGGATGCATCTTCACCACCAAAAACAGTCAAAGATTCCAATCCAGGAAGTTTAGTATTAACCAAAAACTCATAATCATTAACTGTAACTGCTCTATTTTGTGCTGAATAACTTCTTGGAGCAAGATACTTAATGGATGTTACAGACTCTGGATCCGATCCTCCAGAAGATGAACTTACTACTGTAATTTGAGGAGTTGTTGCTGAATATGCATTATTTGATTGATCAAAAAGTCTACCAGTGAAGTTAAAATTATTACAATCATTACCTAATGCTTTATCGGTGATAAAGTAAGTAATCGTAACTATATCATTATTTTTTAATTTTCTACCAAAAGTATCA